TCCGTAAGTTTCTGCTTGATAATCGCCATCAATACCTTTGTAGCGATAGTGTACTGTTTTTACAACATCTATTAACCCTTCGCTTTGCGGAGCGGTGTCAAGTTGTGAAATTGTCCAAGAAAATTGTGTCATTTTATTTTGTTTTTAGTTTATAAACATCCTGTTTGTAAAGCATCTGAAATTACTACCCAGTTAGAGCCATCTGATTGTATCATTACTGAACTATAATCACAATATCCTTGTAGTACATAAGTGGCTGAACCATTAATAGTTTGTGATGAATTACCATCTATTGTAACCCCATAAGTAGACCCACCACCAAACTGATAAATTACATATATCCTTCCACTACAAGTGGTTGCATCGGGAAGATTTGCTGTTCTATTTGCACCTGTACAATCAAAGCCTACTGTATAATCCGTAGCGTCTAAAGTATAAGTAGCTGATTTTGTTACTAATGGCAAACGTAATGAGCCTGCAACGTGCAATTTACTATTAGCAGTAGTTGTATTTATAGCTACATCTCCCCCACTTGTTATTCTCATTCGCTCGGTATCGTTGGTAGAAATTGCAATGGTATTAGTTGTTGGATAGAATAACCCATTACCTTGAGCTGATGTTCCTAATTCAATAGATGGCGCACCTGCTGAACCTGCATTTTGGGTTCTTATTACTCCATTAACATCTAATAATCGTGTCGGGTTCGTACTACCAATCCCTACATTGCCCCCACTTGTTATTCTCATTCGCTCGTTCGTACTAATTAAATCACTTGATGAATTAAAGCGAATACCCGCAGTTGAAAGTATTTGTAAGTCATTAGTAGTTTGACCTTCCGTACCTATTGCACCTATTTCATTAATTGATTGGTCTTTAAAAAGTATTCCACTATTTTTACCTTGACCACCTCCACTTCTGGTTATATCTAAAACAGGAGCAGTTACACTTGCTTTTAGTGATAATAAATTACTCGGGGAAGTTGTACCTATACCTACGTTGCCAGCACTTGTTATTCTCATTCGCTCCGCACTATTGGTTACATCATAAAATCTTAATCCACTTGAAATAGCATTACCTGTTTGAATTAACCAATTTCCATCAGCGGCAGTTTTTACACCAAGAGCAGTATTTGCTCCTGAACCTGATGATGTAGTTTGTACTATTGCTTTTACATCTCCTGTTCCTGAAATATCTAATTTTTCGCTTGGGGAAGTTGTGCCTATCCCAAGTCTTCCCGAAGCATCCAAGGTCATAGCTTGTGTAAAGGTTATGGCATTACCTGCTGTGCCTGAAGGTGCAATATACCATCTATGTTGTCCGCTACCTAAATCATAATTTGTTGCTGCTGCACTTCTTGCATAAACCCAATTAGATGTTCCAAAGTATGCGTTTGCACTTACAATAGTTCCACCCCCACTTCCTGAAAAAATAGCATCACCTAAACGCCCAATTTCAAAAGCAGTAAATATACTTCCCCACGCAGAAGGGGTTACTGAAAGTCCTAAATTACCAGAGGCAGATATTAATAACCTATCTGTTCCTGCGGTTGCATCTGCACCTTGTGAATTTCCTTGCCTAATAGCAAAATCTCCAAAATTTGCATTATTAGTTATTATTGCCCAATCTCTTGTAGCAGCATTTGTATTAGTGGCTTTCCAATACATAGATATTGAAGTTCCATCACTAATGGTCAATTTTGAGTTTGTGTTAGGGGAAGAAGTGCCTATGCCAAGTCTTCCCGAAGCATCCAAGGTCATAGCTTGTGTAAAGGATATGGCATTACCTGCTGTGCCTGAAGGTGCATTGTACCATTGATGCTCTCCACTTACTAAATGATACCTTGTTGCATAACCATTATTAGCATAAATATAATTTGTTCCATTATAATAATAGTTATTAGTAACTTGTAATGAAGTTGCTCCAACACTAAAAAATCCACTACCTAATTGTCCAACCTCAAAAGCCTTAAACCCACTTCCCCACGCACTTGGAGTTACTCCTAGTCCTAAATTACCAGAGGCATCTAGGCGCATCCTCTCCACATTGCTTGTTAAAAACAATAAAGGACTTGCACTTGTAACTTGTATAGCTGGATTTGTACCACCATAGCCAGACCTAAAATAAATATCTCCACCGCCAGTTTCTTTAAGAAAGATATAACCGCCTTGAACATTTAATTTTGCTGCCTCTGTGTTAGTTGAAGTACCTATTCCCAAGCCAGTAGAGGTAAGACGCATTCCTTCGCTACCTGATGGAGAGAAAATTATATTATTAGCATCAATTTGTAAATCAGTATAAGCACTTGTTGACCTATTATAATTAATTATATAATTTTTATTTGATACAAGGCTTCCCGCATCAAATTCTATTCCTTCTGCACCTGCGTTTGATACAACTAATTTGAATGTCGGTGTTGTAGTTCCAATTCCTATTTTAGAACTTGATTCATAAATAACACTATTTCCTATTGCACTTGAACTTGTAAACTTGGGGATATAGTTGGTAGTACCTGATATAGAAGCAGAACTTGCTCCACCGATATCGGATAAAACCTCAGCACCAGTACGATATTTAATAACTCCACTATCGCTAACTAAAAACTTATCGGTATCAACAGTAGCATTTGCAATGGTTGTAATTGATAAATCGCCACCTAACTCTAACCTTCCCGCTTGTGTGAATTGTGATGACCAAGTACCATTCGTTACAGTCATAACAAAAGCACCACCACTACTAACAAATAAAGCATTTCCACTTGTTGAAATTAATTCCAATGCTCTTTGAGAAGTAGTAGAAATAATCATTTTAACATTTGGCAAACTACCACTCGTTCCTAAAAACACAGTAGTACCATCGTCTATAAGCTGACTATTCCCTATCGTTGTACTACCAGTAAATTTAGGTAGATAGTTAGTTGTTCCTGTTCCTGTTACTGGGTTGGTTAATGTTGATTGATACTGAGGGATATTAAGTGTGTTACCTACCAATGTAGCTGCACCACTTGTTCCGGTTGTTGTTAAAGTTAAAGTACCTTGACCGCCAATATCAGCTAAAACCTCCGCTCCAGTTCTATAATTAACAACATTGCTTGCATTTAAAGTCAAGAACTTTGTTTGAGTAGTAGCTGCATTAGCCACACTCGTTAATGTCAAATTATTGCTAAAGGTCTTTGCACCGCTAATTGTTTGCGTAGTAGATAACGTAACAAAGCCATCAGCGATATCGGTTTCAATGATTGTCGCTAATGCCGTTACAGTCGCTTTATAGGAATATCCCGAAGAAGGGTCTCCAACTAAAATTAAGTCGCTTAAACTTGGGGTTCGGGTTACGAGTTCGTTTATCTTTTTGTTAGCCATTGTATTCTTTTATCTATATAGAAATATTAACTCGGATATGCATAGGTGGTGGGAATCTGACATCTATTAGCCGTATAAGGCAATTCAATAGAAATATCCGCTCTAACTCCCGCAAGTAAATCCGGAGTATCCTCGGTAAAGAAAGTCAAAGTAGCACTTAAACCTTCATCAAAATCAAAGTTATTGTACCTTAATTGTGCGATAATATCTTGACAGATTTCTAATTGGTCACTCAAAACTTCCGTTTCGTTAGTGTCCTCTGGTAGCATTCTATCAAAGAAATATAAAGAGAAATTCAACGTAACATCTCTCTCGCCTACTGAACCACCGGTTAAATCAAAGAACAACGAAGGATAAATATTCTCCGTTCCCCTTGATAGGTAATCCGACAAGTCACCGAAGTAAACGCTTTTTATCTGCTTGTGTGCGTTCCCTAGATTTGTTATCTGCGTCACCACTTGGTTTAATGTCAGTGCCATTTTCTTGTTTTTGTAAGTAAAGCCTTAGCTTTTTTTGATTTTTTAAAGAATAGGTTTTATTCGCCACAACAACGATTTATGTTACCTTGATATTTTTCTTCAAAACTTTTGCCTCTACAACAATCCGAATCATCTAACCAAATAGATGTAGTATAGGCTTGTCTTTCTGGAATCATTGTATCGTAGGTAGAACCAGGGTTATTGTATTCTGGGAAAGTATTAAAGCCACTTCTATCAATTAAATACTTAACCATTCTTTGTTTGTAAAACTCGGCTCTTGCCCTATACCTATCCGCTACATCAATAATCTCCGCAGCAGATGGATTCTCTTGCCCTTCTCCACTCTTACGAACCATCCCTTTATTATAGAACTGATAACTCAATCCCATCGGTAGTTCGCTCATTACATAATAAACCAACGTAGGTGTTATGTAAGTATCTAAAAGGCTTGTTTCAATTTGTGTTAGATTGTTATTAGCAACCCCATCTTGCAACCTTTCGTATAAAGCCGTTCCGAGAGCCGGAAGGATATACATATCTTGAGCGGTTAAGATTTCGGGATTAACTAATTTTTCATCCACGTTATTGTGAAGTCCTGTTCTGTCTTTAATAGTATCTACTGAAATAAAAAGTATGTTCCTGCTCATTTCTTATTTTTTAACAACTACAACTGCGTTCCAAGTATGTCTGCATTTAGGGGAATGAATATTCGTGTCGGGAATTGTCCACCAACCTCCAGCGAGAGCAAATACATCATAACCTAATCTTGCACTAATTGATTGAATCTCGCCTCTTGTATATAGCTTATCCATTGCCATCAACTTTTGGCAAAAAGGTCTTGATGTGCTTTTATTCCTATCCGCTTGGGTTGTTCTTAAATAATCCCACGTATATTCATAACGAACCAAAAAACTTGTTTTTAATGGCTTGTCCAAAATCTCGTTTAAAGGCTTTAAAAGTTTAGGGATTTGTGTATCCACATTATATTCCAAAATCTCAAGAGCCACTAACTTTTGGATTCTATCCATTACATCGCCTTCTTCAATCTCCAAAGCCTTAGCAATATCCTTTGGTAAGATATTCTTGTTTTTAGCGATTGTATCAACGATTTTCTTATCTATGGTGTCATCTATCACTTCATCTCTAAAAGCCAATTCTTGAGCCTCTAAATCGCCTTGAAATACCTTTCTACGAGCCACAACACTAAAATCTTGAGAAGAAACTCCGTATTCGTTAAAAACCGAAATAACAGAATCTTCATCACTAAACCTTTGCTCATAAGTTTCATCCCCTAACCACGTGCTAATAGCTTCATCATCTAATCCGTAGCCACTCTTTAACATTTGAACGGCTTGTTCCCGACTAATATTTCCTTTGTTGTAATTACGAATAATACGTTGGAAGTTCTGCCACTCCCTACCCTTCATACCTTTCAAATTCTCATTTATCAAGGCTTGTGTTGGCTCTGGAGTAACTGTTTCGTATTTTGTAGGGTCTACACCAATCTTTTCTAATATCCACTCCTTAGGAGCAAATTGAGAAATAATATTTTCGCTAAACTCAAAGTTAATAGGCTCTACAGGTTTAATATAAAGTTCAGTAGTTATGCCATTGATTTCAGCTAATGAATTAAAGATAGCCTCTAAATACTGCTGCTTATCGTTTACATAAGTATTCTTGAAAACTTCGTAGCCATCTCTAATTTCTGAACGAGTACCTAAAGAACCTTCAACCAAAATACCAAACAAAGATGGAGTAGTTATCTGATGCCCCGCAAAGATGTTTTGCTGAATCATTGTATCTACTCTTCCGAAATCTTCTTTTGTTAAATCACTCGCACCTAAGTCATCCACCGCAGGTTTCTTTGCAATATCTTGTACGAAAGAAAGAATAAACTTCTTTCCATCACTACCACTAAATCTCTCGGTAAATCTTCTTTCAATGTTTCTCTTTTCATCGGGTGTTGGCTCTCCATTAGGCAAAGTAATTAGTTTACTTGCAGAAAACCCAGTTTGTGCATTACCCAAAACGTGCTTAGAAACCTCTACATCACTTTCAATGTAATTTAACGCACCTATATATCCGGGTAAAGAATAAGTATCCAATCCCGGTCTGTATTCCTTAATATAAAGAATTTGTTTGCCTTCTCTTAAATCTTTATTGTACCCCAATACAACTTCCGCTTCGGCTTTTCTATCGTTCCAATCTTTAATCCAATACTGAGTGTTATCCTTGTTAGAACGTACTTTGGTGTAATCTATATGACAAATAGAAGCGATTTGACCGCCTATTTTACTCCAAACAATCTCCAAGTAAGCACCACCGAAAACCTCAATATCAATTGAAACTTTGCGTGTAACATCATTTAGAGATTCGTAAGGATTGGCATTCTTAATGAACTCTTCGGCTTTAACATCTTCCTCTTTTGTTGCCCATCCGTTACCGGTAATATAATTTACCTTACCTTTTACAATAGCGTTATGTTTCGCACTCTTATTGTAAAGGCTTAAAAGGTAATTGGGATAATCGTTCTTATCTCCGAACTCAATATATCCCACCCCTTTCTTTTCCCGATATTCGGGTTGCTTTGCTTCCGCAAATGTTAATATCACTAAATTATCCATCATCGTACTATAAATGTGTTATTTGGTTGGTGTTTCGTATATGTAAAAGAAGTAGATTCATTAAGCCTCATTATCCCAGTTTCCACTAATCCGGTAGCATTAGCAGGGTTGGTATTCGTTGTAGAAGTTTGCTCGTAGATTTGATATTCCCACTCTCCAGAATCTTGCGTTCCGAAATAAGTATTTGTAACTATCGAAAATTGATTAAACCTATCCTTAAAACTAGAAGTATCGGCTGCATTTAGAATCACAAATTTGACCTCTATATTGCTTCCCCTATGCGTAAAAACGAATAAATAATTAGGTGCTGATAACGTCTGCTTCTCCTTTAAAGTAAGGATAATCTGACTTGTCGAACCCTTTGTTAAATATATCATACTACTAAATAGATAAATCTTGGATTTTTACAATAAAGAAAAAGCCACCCCCAAAGGGATGGCTAATCTACCTACCTATAACGAACCACGAAAGCCTTATGCGGTAAGACCTGCGATAATACCACTTGCAACCTCTGGAGCAAGTTGTTTTTCGCCACCAGTGAAAGTTAGTGTGTATCCATTACGGTCTCCTTGAGCAGTTCCAGTGGCTGCAGTTCCACCAGTTACATCTAATCCAGAAACGCGACCTAACAACCAATATTTATCGTTAGCATCTTGTACTACTGCCATCAGAGTAGCTTGAGCGAGAAGCAATATCTCATTGCGAGTATTTGCTTGGAGTTTGTTTAGAACAACAGAAAGTTCTTGAGCATAAAACACAGTTCCGTTCTCTACGGAAGCGGTAACTGTTTCAGTCAAAGAACCTGTATTCTTAACTAACTCATATTTGTAGAATACTTTATTCGCTGCTTTAGTAATAGTAGAAACGATACCAGAAGCCTCTGTAACCGCAGTTACGTTTGCGTGGTTAATTAACCACACAGCTTTGATACCGCCTAAACTATCTTTGCAATCGAGTGTGTACCCTTGAGTTAAAGCACAAGGCATTTTATTAAGTTTTAAAAGTTAATGGTGGGTAACCCTTAAAGCTACCCACCTTTTAATTAGATAATGAAAGAAGCAATCTCATCCAAGAAGGCTACGTTCACACCCATCTTGAACTCGCTTACGAAACGAACTTGGTCAGCCTCTTTAGCATAGAAAAGTTCGAAACGCTCTTCCTCATTCAGAAGGTCTGTACCGAGGAACATATTGCTCAAACGGATAGCATAAATCTTATTTGTTCCGTTCAAACCTGGAGTAGCTACAACTTTGATTGGAGTACCGGGTAAGAAGAACTCGCTATCAGCCTTACCATCGAAAGCATAGTTGAACATATTAGCGTTCTTCAATGCGATTGTGTAAGTACGGAATACATCTTGACCGCACCAAATAGTCATATCATCTTTTGCAACAACAGTTGCAGGGATTGCTTTGTAAAGAGCATCGAAGATGGCTACTACGTTAGTAGTTGTGATTGCAGTTGCAGTACCACCATAATAAGTTGCGTTGTTAGCTTCTACGGCAGAAGTACCAATCAAGGTAGTCAAACCTTGGAACTTATTCAAGTTTACGTTAGCACTTCCAGTTGAACCTTGCCAGATAGCAGTTTCAAGTTGTGCAGCGATACGAGCAGCTTTCTTGTCTGTGTAATCAGAAGCGAAAGCGATTGAATCGTAACGGCTTCCCTCTGGTAAAGCCTTCTGCAAATATTTTGCTTCAAGGTCTTTAGGGCAAAGAGATTCGTTTACTTTAATTTTACCAACAGTTACAGTACGCTGAGTGAAAGTAGTTGAACCACTTGCGTTGAATCCGCAAGAGCCACCCGCTTGGAAGATAGCGTCAGTATCCATAATGTTGATTGTCTCGGCAGATTTTACACCTACCATCACGTTTCCTTGACTTTTAATCAAAGAAGCGGTTTTGCTTCCGAGTACGGAAGAAGTTACCAATAGAGCTTCATTCTCTTTGGTATAATTTGCTAATGCTGAAACATCAAAAGCCATTGTTATTAAATTTTAAGTTTTTAAAAATTTATTTTGCGTAATTAGAAAGAAAACGAGAGATTTTATCGTTTTTAGATTCGAAATGCTTTGTGAATTGCTTAGGTTGTGTAGGAGCAACTGAAGGAGTTTTAGTAAGTTCAATAACTACATCAGTAAGTTCAGAGATAGCCTTAGAGAACTTATCGTTCATTTGAGCAATGTTCTCGCTCATTTTAACTTCAGCCTCTTTCTTGTAACTCTTCAACTCTTCGATTTGTGCTTCCATTTCAGCTACCTTCTTCTTCATTAATTCAACTTCTGATTCGGGTGCTTCGATTTCAACTTCAACTTCTGGTACTTTAATCTCAAGGATTGTGCCTGTCTCATCTAAAACGATAACAGAACCATCAGCAAGAGTATGCTCTCCGACAGGAGCAGGAACTTCGTTCCCAGCCTCATCTAAAAGAGTAACCTTACCGCCAACCTCAAGTTTATCAACCATAACTTTTACACCACTCGCTAAAACGTATTCAGCGAAATTGGCTACGGCAACCTCTGGAGCAGCTTGTGCTTCAGCGAACATTGCCTTGATTTTTAATAATGCTTCTTGTGGAGACATAAAGAATTTACCCATAAATAGTAAACACTTATGTAAGTGACCAAATAGAAAAAAAAGGAGAGCGTTAGAAAAAAAATGGGAGCGTTAGAAAAAAAAGGGGAGTGTAGAAACACCCCCCTTCAAACAAAACTATGAAAACTAACTATGAAACCTCTTTTAGAATATTGATAATGTCTTGCATCATCTTTTCTTCTTTGGTATCGGTTTTGTAATTAAATATCCCTTCAACCGAAAACCCTTGCACTTTGCCATCCTTAATCATCTCCCAAACCTCATCATTGTCCACCTTAAAAGAACCAAACCAAGAGCCATCCTTAACATCTTCAAAACCTTTCATCGGATGAATACCCCTCTTTTCATCTACTATCCAACTCTCGAACATTGTTACCCCATCCATCACTTGACCGGAATCGTGCATCAAATTTACGTTATTTTGGTAACCTTTCTTAAAATATTTTTGAGCAATCTTTTTAATAGTGTCTTTAGTAAATACAACATAATATTCGCCATTGGAATCGTTACGATAAATAGGAGTATCGGCTAACATCAAAGCACCAGAAACAATCCTTTCTTCTTCATCTTGAATGGCAAACTTCTTTTTCTCAATTGAATTAATCTTAGCCTCTGCCCAACCTAAAGCGGTCTTTCCACCCCACGCATCGTACATCAATTTGCCACAACCATCTTCATAGCCTTTAGAGTTTTCTAAATCTACTAAATGCCTTGAAAGGTAAGAGTACATTCTTTTAATTGTCTCAAAAGAAATAGGCTCTCCGTTGGCTAACTGATTTGCTCTTTGCTTACCTACCGGTGTTCCGCAATCCCCCCATCCGTTTTCCTCTGTCCAATCCAAAACTTTTCTAGCGTTGTTTTTAACGGAATCCGGATAATCAGAATACGAATCTTGGAAGGCTAAAAATGATTTCTCAATTGCAGGTCTATCCACTAAGGCTACAAAATCAACTTCGACATTTGAATCTAAATCCTCTACTATATCTAATCGGTATATTGGTAATTGTTTTTCCATAACTATAAATAGATTTTAACTTAATCTTGCAGCCCTATTGATTCTTCGGATTCTTTCTTGTGAGTTAGTAACATCACTTTCAAGGACATAGGAACGATTTGTTGCCGAACCTAATTGCTGAATAGAAGTAGAATCTAATTGAGTACGAGTATTAACCAATGGTGCAGAAGGTGTAATAGGAGCAGAACCAGATATTGAAGATACTGATGGTGTACTTCCCGAACCGCCTTTTGTACCCTTAACAGGTGGAACTTTTACCGCAGTAATTGCTCTTACTGTCTTTATACCGGTAGCAACAATAGCTGCAACGTTAGCCACCTTTGCAATAACATCAAACGGAGATGGTAAAGTAGATTTTTGTTTTAACGCTTCGGAAGCACCTTGATAAGTATTAATTAAAGCAGTAGCAACACCTAAAGCCTTTCCTGCAAGTGTGTCCTCTCCAACAATAGCAGTTAAATTTTGAATTGCACTTCCAACTTCTTTTAATTGTTGTTTTTTAAGTTCAGCTTCTGCTAAAGCTATTTCTTTTTTTGCTTGACTTGCTTTTTCTTCTGCATCTACTTCTGCAAGTAAGTTGTTTGTAATTGCATCAAGTTCATCAAATGAATTTTGAATCTTTAAATCACTTGCCTCTTGCTCTGTTTGAACCTCTGCAAAAAGTTTATTTGTTAAAGCATCAACCTCTTCAGCACTACGTTGGTCAGCTATTACTTTTCTTTCATTATCATATTTCTGCCTTAGTATTTGTAATGCTTGTTGTTTAGCTTCTTCACTTGCTACACTTTTTTCAATCTCAGCTTTGTCTCTTTCAAATTGTGTTGCAATGCGTATCTCTTCTTTAACCTTTTCATCTTCTATTTCAGATAAAAAGATTTCATCACTTAATTGTTGTGTCCTTTGTTGTAGGTCAGCATCTGCTTGTTTTATTTCTTCATTTCTTGCTTTTCTATCATCTACAACTTTCTTATTTTCTTCTTGTCTTTTTTTTGTTTCTTCTTCTTGTTGTTTATTAATTCTGTTTACTTCTTGGATATCTAAAACCTCTTTATCGGTTTTTAATTTCCTAAATTCAGCCATCTCTTCTTCGTTAAGTTTACCAGTTGTTTTCAACTTATTACGAAGAACATTTAGTTCATTATCTGTACGTTGTAATCTTAATCTATAAATCTCTTCTTCTTTTCCACCTAACGCAGTAAGAACGGAAATTTGATTATCAATTTCTCCGTTCATTTTTTTAGTAGATAACGCAAGTTTCTCTTGAGCCTTCTCAGCATCAGAAGTTCTATTTGTCCAATCTATAATCTTATCAACTAAAACACCAATTCCAATAACTAAAACACCTATTCCTGTGGCAAGGATAGCACCACGCAAGGCTCTAAATGCTAATGAAGTTTGAGTAACTGCAACACCGAATGCCCTTTGAATTGCTCCTGCTGCTATCGTAGCAATGTTATAAGCCTTCTGAAATATCGTTGTACTTTGAATAACCGCACTTAGTTGTTTAAAGGAATCAACACTTTCTCCCAAAGTTTGCAAACCTTGAGAAACCGCCATTGCACTTTGAACTTTTAAAAGTGTTTTTTCTACTTTATCACTTTCAACTCCAACCAAACCTAAAGCACCTTGTACGGCAGCAAAACCACCAGCAACACCGCTTAATGTAGAAGTAAATGCTCGGAACTTAGCATCTGGGTTAAAAGCATCTGTTAAACTTTTAGCATCACCGATTCTATCTCTCAAATCGGCAGCCTTCTTTGCAGCATTTACTGCTTCTTGAGAAGTAGCACCAAATTTGTCAGATAGTTTTGTTACATCGGCTTGTGCTTCTCTTAATTGTTGTTTTAAAGAACCGACTGACCTGGTAGCTTCACTACCATCAACTTGTATTTTTAAACCTACTATTTCGTTTGCCATTATTCGTATGTTAATTCAATTACTCGTAAAAATTCACATTTAGTACTTTCGGGGTTCGTAGGGTTGTAATCAATAACTTTATTTAATCTCCACAAAGCACCATCAATATAAATTAGCTTTGAGAAATCTAAACCATAGATATCGGTTATCTTTAAATAGAGATAGCACATTAAAAGTTTAGAATCCTTATCGGTTATTTCTGCAACGTAATCACTCCAGAATCCGTTAAATAAATTAGCCGAAGGATAACTAACGCTCAAAGAAAAATATAGTTCTTTTGGCACACCGAAGTTAATATCAGAAGTAGGAGCATCGGGGTCATCTAAATGCCCTGCATAACCATAACTTGTTAGACCTGCACCTATGTTTTGATTGTTATTTTTAATAAACCAAGTTGTTACATCATTAACTTTGCGAACTTGCATTATTCGAATGTTATGGTCTACCGGGTCTTCTGATTGTGTATTTTGAGTATTAGATAACTTAAAGATTGTTGGGAATACTTTATCCTCTCCAGAATAACCGACTAAAGGAGTAGCTGAAAATATTACTTCAGAAGTTTGTTTATCAGTTGCAAAATCATATCCTGTATCTTCAATATGGTCAGCATAACCTTGAGCATAATGTTTTGAATAATCCTCATTGTAATAATCAGCATCACTCTTGTATTTAAACTCAAAGAATCTTCCGTTTAGTTCAGACATCGGCTTTAATTTAAAAGCCTTCTTTCTATCTACTTTTGCAGTCCAATCTAAATGTGAGGCAGAGTAATCATCTAATAAAAGAAGGTCTGTATTATCAACCAAAAGTTCTTCTTCAAGGTCATTAACTTGTAAGAAGTTAGCAGTAGTAGTGTAGAAATCTATAAACGGAATAATCTTTAAATGCTTATCTCTTGTTGTATCTTCTACAATATAAAGGTTAAACATTTTAATAATAGAAGAAATAAAATCCCTTTGAAATATTCCTTTTGGTACAGATTGATTAACCTCAAGCATATCGCCAATAACAAAATCAACAGGAATTAAACCAGGTGTTTGAATCTTAACTAATCCTTGCCCTACTTGAACAATTAATTCAAAATCACTTGCTACATCTTGCCTAAATCTAAAAGAAACTATATCATTTGTATTTAAAGTAATATTTCCGGTAACTTTTAATTCAAAGACAATTGGTGTACTAGAGGATGAACTTTCCCAACTATGCGTACCAATAACAGTTCCGTTTACTAATACGTCAAAATGAAAAGGGATAGAACTATTCTTTTGCCAACTTAATCTAATATCTGTTTCGTATTGTCCAGAAAAACTTGTACCTGTATATGTAAATTGCGTAAATGCTCCGTTTGGTGTATAGTTTTGTGTTAATTCAGAAGTAGGTAAGGGAAATAATTTAGAAGTTCCATCTAATTCCGTAAACGTATAACTTGAGTTTCTACGTTGGAAATTGTAGTTTTTTAATCTTGAGAATGATTTTTGATTATTAGGAATTATTAATCTTTTAAATAAGTTTGAATTTAAAAAATCCCCTTCCCAAGTATAACCAGAATTAGTAATAATCTTATCTAAATATTCCCTAACAAATAAAGCAGGTCTCAATGCTTTATATGACCAACTTCGTTTAGGGTGGTTATTATCTGGGTGTGAAACTTGACCATAATCAATAAGTGGGTAATAATACCCCATTCCCGATGCCGTTGTTCCAGATGCTTGTTGCCAAGAATTTACAATATTATTATAACTCCATTGGTGGTTATAGCTGCTAAAATCTAAATTTTCAAGTTTTAGATTATTTAAAGCCGTAATAAAACCGCCTAATTCACCGAAAACCGCACACTCGTATTCTATTGTTCCTCTGTCAATGGTTATCTCTAAAAGCCTTATAATGCCTTTAAATACTTGAATCTTGTCTACATATATAACACAACTTGCTGCTTTGGCTGCGTTAAAGTTGTAACCCACATTATCTGCTGAAGGGTTGTAGAAGTTGCTTGATGTGAACTCAAAAGTATGTCCGAATATTTTGTTATTGACTGCATTACCGGGTAGGATTATTGTTTTAGAAAAGTTAGTATTTCGTGAAGCAAAATCTTGTATATCATCAATAGCATACGTGAACTCCGATGATAAATCTTTGCTTAAATCTAACCTAGTATCTTCAATATAGATTTCAGTTATCATCTGAATTGAGAGTTTATATTATTGCTTATTTCAATGTCAAGTTCTAAATTATAGGTCTTATCTGCGTAACGCTTTTTCTCTGTCCAAGTATTTGTGCTTATCTGAATAGGAAGGAAATTATTTCCTCTTTCGAGATATACTTCTGGAGAAGCAGTTAATTGTTTAACCCACAAATAATCTACATAACTTAACCAATCAGAGATTAACTTATATGTCAATTTTTGTCTAGTAGCAAATTGATTATAACCACCATACAAAACACCATAAGAATTTGCTCTACTCATTGATGCATCAAATACTCCATCATTATAACCATACTCAAACCCTTCAAATGAACTCTTTTCTATGTTTCTAGTTTGTCTGTTTACTGCGGTAAAATCTATACTATCGTAACCACCAAGAGCATTTAAGAAGTGTAAAGTAACTACATCATTTTGCGTACAATTTAAATAAATCCTTGCGGTGTTTTTTAAAGTACCAGCAATCTTTACTTTAACATCATAGTAAACAGTAGTAGAAGATATTGCAGTTGTAGCGAGATAAGCATTTATTGCTCTTGGCGAAATATCTAATAAAGCAAAGTCCTTAAAACTTACCCCTGCTCCTGTGTAGTTTGTTGTTGTACTTCCGTTGTAAACCGATACATCAACAGAGTGTGACTTTGTTGTATTCTCTGCATCGGATAAAAACGAAAGGAATAAATAACCGGTTTGTAATCTTTCTTTGTTAAAGTAGATATTTGAAAAATCTCTATTTGAAATAAAATTACCCTGGTATTGAGTTTCGTACTCTAACGGAGTAAGATACATCGGACTTGTCGGAGTATAAAGATAATCTTGAACATAATTATATGCTCTCTTTGTACTTGTAGCTAAATTTGTATAAGTAGTGCCATCGTATTCTTCCCCGAATTTAATTTCGAAATCTACATAAACATCTGAACCTGTATAAGAAAATGTAGAAGGTATTGTTATATTAGGTTTAAAATACGATGCCCAATAGTTTCTAATTATTGGAGATACATTAAAAATACCTTTTGTTGATACCGGTTGTGGATATGATTTTAACCTTGTCACAAGATTACCGCCTACATAAACATCACAAACATATTTAAAGTTTGTTTGCAAGTTATTATTTGAACCTACCACATACCACAACGGAGCGTGAAGGCTTGAATAAATATCTGGGGAACTATTGATTAGTATTGCCATTTTGTCGAATTATTACTTTTATATCTTGTCCTATTACTTTTGCTATACCAGAAGTGAAGTCATTACCGAAATAAGAATCTATTGCATTATCAAAGAATCCTGTTTTTCTTAATCCTTTTTTCTTAATACCTACCGCTACCGCATAAGCTAAACTTTTCCTTCTTGTGCTTTCGTTAGACATATTAGATAGCGATTGCCTTCTTGCTTGTCTCCTCGTTATTGCTACTTCGTTTGTTCGTATTCCGTTTCTATCTACCCACGATTTAATATTTTGTAACATCGCCCTACCTACTCTAATATTCTTAAATGCATAAGGAGAATTTGGTGTTCCACTTTTAACACCCTTAACTCCTTTGTTTACAAAGTCATAATATTTTGCAGCTTTTGAACCACTTGGATATCCTACTTCAATTGAATAGCCATTTGATTCTTTTACGAGTTCTCCAGAACTAATATCATCGCTTAAAGCACCGGTATCAGAAATTCCTAAAACTTCGATATTCTCTTTTACCTTTAGAATAAAGTTAGAGGCAGAAAGAATAATATATTGTTCAAGAATTGGCAATTGATTCAATTCAGCAAAATTCGTTCTACTAGAAGCTAACCTATCTAATAGCCCACTAGATAGCAATTCATCTTGTAATTGTTTAATGCTTTTTGGCATACGCTTGTTTTAACTGCTCTGCTTCGTATTCGCTTTTCGATTTAAGATATGCCAAGTTATTAAGGAATTGGAGCGTAGGTAACTCATAAGCCTCTTCAAGCGTGATTCTTTCGAATGCAGCAACCAATTCGGTTTGGTATATCCATCCATAATACTGCATAAAGATTGATGAACCGCCTCGGCTTGATATCTCGTTAGTTTGTTCTCCATCATCTCCCGAATTAAATAATCCTTCGAACTCTTTATCCAATTTCTGTAAACTTGATAAAAAAAAACCACGCTTCCGAGGACTTGCGTTATAGGTGCTTCTAAAATATCTTGCGAGTATTGTTCGTGCTTACTGGCATCGTACTTAATGACTTTCCAACCGAATAAAGTTTTCTTCATCGGCATAACCATACAAGCTGCTATTCTATGAAGGTTAGCATTGACATCTTTTCCGAAGTGCTTAGTTTCTATGTAACGAGCAGCAGGAATCTTGCGTACATCGTAAATACACTTGTAACGCTTTCCTTTGAGTTTTATGAACCTTTCGGGTTGTGGCTTGATTTCTTCGTGGATAAAAGAAATAGCCTTTAAAAGAGGCTGCAAATCGCTTACAGGCAAAGAATCAATTTCGTGTTCCGTTAAGCCGGTACAAATAGAAGCAGCACTTATTGCTAAATCTAAATCGGTAGCATCTTTACTTTTTAGGAAAAGGTCATTTAGTTGCTGCCATTGAAATACGTTAAGGTCTTTCCAAGTCATACCCTTAAATAGAAAAACCCTTCAGTTTGTTCAAGCGAATGAATACTTGCCTTGTACTGAATTTCGTGTGTAGTGTTGCCAAGCCAATCCCAAAGCTATGACGCAGTCATCGTGAAAGCCTTGTGGTGCTGAGTACCTTACCCCAGTAGCGGTGTATTGATATTCAAAGATTTCCAATTCCTCGGTTATGTGTCCTTGTGGGAATGTTATCTTTCTTTGTTGAATAGCCGAAGCCAAACCTTCCATTAGTTGCTGCTTTGAAGTAGAACTAAACTTAAACCCCGATACATTTAAACCATCCCTTTGTAAGTCCTCAAAGATTGGGTCTCCCGCACCAGTAGAATCTATTAACATCGGTATTTTGGGTAGGTTGTTAATAACTTGCTTTGTCTGTCTCCAATCCTTTTGAAAACGCTCAAAGTAACAAACCGAGCCGTTTTTATCTAGTCCTATGATTACAGTAA